TCAAGCAACTCACTCATAATAGCTTTTTGGCCGTTAGCCAAAGGTCCTACTAATTCGTTCATAATTGCTTGACGTTGCTTGCTCTCCATTAGAGCTTTTATTTCTGCTTCTTTGCTTTCTGAGATTAAACGAGCTTCTGCTACAGCGTTTTTAGCTTGGGCTAGTTCTAATTCTTTCAGGTCTATGACTTTGAGCAATTTGGCTGATTCTGATTTCTCACTAAGATAACTGTTTTGATATTCGCTAGCATATGCTTCGAACAACTTACGACCAAAGTCGTTTCTACGAGCTGCTTCAATGTCTTCTTTAAGCTGACCAATCTCTTTGGTAAGAGTCTTTTCAACTGTATTCTCGACTAGTGTAGCTGCACGTTTGACAAATTGTTCTTTCATGCTTGCCAAAGCCTGACGGCCTTCTCGAACTAGTTTTACCTTAGTTTCTGCAAGATCTTTCTTGTCTGTATGGAATTCTGCAATTTCATGAGCTAGGGCTTCTACTACGAACTTCTCAAGTGTGTGAAACTTAGAAGCCATTTGTACTTGATCTTCGTGTAATTCTTTAACTTCAGCAGCTAGTTGTCGTGTAACAAATTCCTTCATTACGCTGGCAGTTTTTTTACCTTCTACCACAACTCTAGCTTTTGCTTCTGCTAGTTGATTACGATCTTCTACAAATTGAGCAATTTCCTCTTTTAATTGATCGCTTAACATGCGATCAATTGCTTCAACCATGACTTGTTTGTCATGCTCGTAGCGTTGAGCAAATTCTTCACGTAACTGTTGAGTAACTTGTGTACGAGCCTCGGTTAAACGAGTCTCCCAAGCTGCCTCAATATCAGCCTTAATCTCTTCAGAAATCACGTTATTTTCAAACAGATTCTTTAATGCGTCCAACATGTGATTCTCCTCTTGTTATCGGAGCTTGCTTATTATGCCTAATAAGCTCTCTTTGAGATATTTTTGTGCTTTCGGGTCACCTTTAACCTCTTGCGCTATGCGTAAGGCACTATAACCACCACGACTGTTCATCAGGTGTTCATAGATTGGTGTAGGATATGCTCCTGGGGCACTGGGTTGAGCTACCACATCTACTGTGATAATCTCAAAATCGGATACTTCACCGGAACCGTTATCGCTAACGTTCCCGGATCCGCGACTTGATACTCCTAACTTCACTCCACTTTCTAACATAGTTTTCACTAGTTGTCCCATAGGTGTTGGTAGGATTTTTAATTTTCCATAACCGTCACTGCCTTCCATCCACATTTTTGTTACCATGTGGCAGACGCGGTCAAGGTTAATTCTTAGATCGTCCGGATGATCAACTTCGCCTAAAACTGAATATCCACCTTCGATTTGATCGTTCAGGGTTTTGACAGCCCTGGCGATTTCTTTCGCAGGATAAACACGCTGATTCTGATTCCGCTTGTCACCTTGGATGAAAATACCTGTCATATACAAGTTCTTTCCATCCTGACCGTCGGATTCAACGACCACTCTCGCTTGGTCGAAACTCAGGTTCTCACGAAGATAATTCATCGTCATCTACTTACTTTGCTCTTTTAGGAGCGCCATTTAACGGGCTATCAGCACTTCTGTCGCCATTGTCGCCAGTTGCTTTTTTCTCAGCGCCGTGTCCAGGTTCTTTCTTTTTAAACGCTGTCTTACCTGCGTTACCGCCTGGGACATTAACGTTACCAAAGTTTTCTTCTTTAGTTGATGGATTTAACAAACCGCCTTTTGTGCCGCCTGTTGTGCTTTCTCCACCTTTTACGATATTAGCAGTTGTACCGCCCATATTGTTTGATTTTGCCATTACTGACTTGGTGTTTGCACCGTTGTCGCCATGTTTTGGATTGCCAACTTTTTCTACGTATTCACGCATGAAAGCATCTTCTGGCATTTTATCCATGTCGTCATCACCCATGTCCATGTCGCCCATGTCGTCACCGCCCATGTCGCCCATGTCATCGCCGCCCATGTCGTCACCCATTAATGCTTCAAATTCGGCTTTTAATTCGTCAAGTGCGTCTTCTAGGTCAACTACACGATCTTCTAGATCTTCTTCGCCGCCCATGTCTTCTTCGTCGCCTTCGTCGCCAGCTTCGAGGTCGTCAATCATGTCGTCACCGGCGTCGCCACCGATATCACCATTTTCGTCGCCCATTTCATCATCGGCTTCGGCAAAGCCAAAACTTTCTTCCATTTCCTCGTCGGTGCCTTCGTCGAGTTCTTTGTCATCTTCTTCTTCGTCGTCTTCGTCGTCTTTTGTTTTTTCTTCTAAGTCTTGGAAGTCTTCAGCTAAGATGTTTTCGTAGATTTCGCGAGATTTTTCAACTACTAGTTGATGGAAAAGCTCTTTGGCTTTGTCACTTTCATCATTAATAAGATGCTCGAGCATCTGCTCGAATTTATTTCGATCAGTCATTTGTTTTCTCCTATAGGTTGCAAGGCTGTCAATATATTTACACTTAATTGTAATAATAGGGGCGAAATGGCCTAATTTTAACGTATTTTAGGCCACGATGGTAATAATTTAGTTAGATGTTGATAACTTATATGTCTGAAGTTAGGATAATCCCATTCAGGATCAAAATAATTTTCTTCTAAAACTACTCGGTAGTATTTAATATTTCTATTATTTTTTATAACTTGATCTGTTTGTCTGCGCCAGTTACCAAAATAAGTAGCAGGATCTGTAGACTTTTTATAGTTAGGGGTATCGGCATAGACATTGTTTACTAGTCCTTGTTGACCAACATAATCAAAACCTAAAATAAAAATTTCGTTAGGCCCTGCTTTGCTAGCCATGTCCAATGCTGTTGGGCCTGAACTCCATCCTAGACTAGGTTGAAAATATTTAAATCCCTGAAAGGGTTTATATTTAGAGTTAGGGTTAGTCCACACTTCATGTGTCTTTTGCCATCCTGTTTTTTCAATTTCAACTATCATTTTTGGATCTACGGCCACTAGATAATCTGGTTCAAACTCTCTATATAGAGCATTACAACCGTATATTTTTCCAAATGGATGAAGTTGACTTGGGTGTATATTGAGGCGACTGTTGCCGTTTCCTAGTACAAAACTACGCATAAATTATCCTTTGCTGAATAATTTATGCCGCAGGGGCCGCTGGTGCCTTGTACATTGATTGCACAAATTCTAAATCTTTTTCTTGTTCTAGAATGTGCTGTTCGCTAGCTTTACGTAGCTCATTAATTTGACGTAAAGTTAATCTTGTCTTGCGAGTGTCGTCTCTTTTTAGGCTTGTACTATCGCGAGATGGGTCATATCTCATGTCAGTTGCCATGGACTTCATATCTTTATCAGCGTAAAATAACTCTCTCAAAATCATAATAATATTTATGCTGCGGCAGGAGTTGTTGCAGCAGCCGGTGCTGGAGCAACAGGAGTAGCACCTAGTTCAGCACCGCCTACTTCTGGAGGAGCTTCGTCGTCAGCTAGTGCGCCCATATCTGCTTCAATACCAGCTTGACTAATGCCTGCGCCTCGCATTTCTCCGCTAGCATCTGTAGGTATAGTGTCAGCTTTGCCATTTTCTTCTGACCACATGCGTTCGTTTTCTGCAATTTCTTCATCAGTAAGTCCAAGATATCGTTTAAGTGCAAAACGCTTTGACATGTATGGCTGTTGAACAATTTGAGCAAACGTACTAATTCTTGCGCCATCTACTTCACTTTGTCTATAACTTGCAAAGTTTAATGGAGGTTGTAGTTGTACTTCAAATAAGCTAGAATCAATATTCACACCACGATCGTGCAAATACATTTTAAATTCTTGATCAAACGCATCTTGTAACAAACTCTGTAGACGTTCACAGTATTTGTTAAAACGCAGTTCTTGAATATATGCTGTGCCAACTCGCCCGTCGTTATACTGCGCTTGGCTGTCATCTGCACCTGTAGGCAGATAGCTTGAAGGAATTCTTAAACCGCGGAATAATTTGTTTGTAAAGTATTTTAAGTCGTCAATCTCACCAAGATTCGTCCCTCCAGGTAGAGTTTCGACTTTACTTCCTCGTCCCTCAGCAGTTTGTGGGAAGAAGTAATCTTCATTGATAGATAACGGATTGTAAGCTGAATCAATAACGTTAGTACCACCGCCGGTGCTACTTGGAATTCTTCTTTGATGTATTTCATTTTTAACACGCTCAACAAAACTCATAGCCAAGTGACTTGGCATGTTACCTACGTCAACATAGAACACACGTCGTTCTGGCGCACGTTGTACACGATAGATAATAATAGCATCTTCGAGCAGTTCTTTTTGTTTATAAACTTTAAAAATGCTTTCTAACAAACTGTTACCAAACGGGTAGTTGTTGTCAAGACCTTCTGATAAACTTAGATGAATAACATGTTTGGCATCAATTGCAACTTCGTTCATGTTGTTTTGAAAACGTGTACCAGGACTCATAGGGTAAGCACTAGATTGTCCTTGTGCGGCAGCACCACCTGCTACATAGGCAGTACCGCGATTGTTTGTATTTGTTTGATTAGGATTAATTGTAGTGACAACTAGATCTTGAAAATTAGGATTTAGATCACGAATAATATATTGTTCAGGTTTCTTACCGTCGCTTTCGTTGACAATAATTTTTGTAATCTTACCTGGATCAACGTGGAACCATTTTTTAGTTTCAGGATCACGTACAAAGAATCCATCACCATATTTGAATATGTTACGTACAATACGGAAGATTCTAGTATTAAAACTCTGTAGCTTTGACCATTGTTGGAGATATTCTCTTAGAATTGCAATTTCACTACTGGTAGCTTTGCTTTTAAAAAACAAATGAAAGGGTGTACGATTTTCTTCGTTAGGCTGGCTGCAAAATTCCGCAAGTATGTCTAAGGCAGCATTGACTTCACTGTCCATATCCATTGTATCATATTGCAAATAACGTTGAACACGATTAGGTGCACCAGTATACACATCGGGCAAGTAACTTGAATAATTTGCTCTAGCGGGTCCAGGGCGTGAAGAGCCGTTGCCTATTGGGCTATATGTGCCAGGTTGACTATCAACAGATACTGGCGTAAAATACTTTTTCCAACTCATCGATTATGCCTTGAATAAATTAGGGTTGTTGCTTTTTGTAGCTTTAGCAACATCTTTATGCCCCGTTTCAGTAACAGTAATTAACTGTGCCATCTTAGTATTTAACTGATTTAGACTGGTCAACATGTCTGACATGGATGCTTCTTTGCCGCCGGCTGCAGCAGGGGCTTTGTCACTGCCTGTTTTCTTTTCTTTTGCGCTAGTATCAGTGCCCATTTCAGCTTTAGCTCGTGCTTCTCGATCTTTGGCTTGTTCTTCTGCAGTTTTTTCCGATGGCTTTGCAGGAATAGTGGCAGCAGCAGCTTTAGTTTGGCCCATTATAGGCATTCCGTTAGGGCCAAATGATATATTTCCAATATCTATGCCGCCTGCAGTTGGGCTAGTAGCCGAAACCATATCTGCCATAGCTCCTTGTTTTGCAACAGCTTCGTCTACTCCTGCAAATTCTCCCATATCTGACATTGCTTGCTGTTTGGCTATAGCACCATCAAGATCTCCAAACTCATCTAATGGTATAGCATCTAAAATATCTGCGCTAACTCGATCCATTATGTCTCCGGTCTCATCCCACCCGTCTGCATACTTGGATATTGATTCAAGTTGTTTATTAGTTAATCTTTCTATTTGGCCGTCTAGCTGTTCAGCTTCATCAAATATCTCATCCCACTCTAAACTGTTTCTTGCCTGTCCGTCATTCATTAGATCTTCAAGTTCTTGACGTCGTTTGCTTGCAAAATCAAGAGCAGCAGAAGTTTGATCTTCTCCACCTCCACCTCCACTGACAGAAGTATTAATATCTTGTGATATCTTGCTAAGATCAAAACTCATTGCCGGAGCAGCACTTTGTTTAGGCAGTACATCTGTTAGCCCGCTGAATGCTTTTTCAGCACCCATGTCCATCATACCTTTTGCCATGTTCATTTGTTGTTCTGGGTTTAGAACAACTTCGCCAGGTTTAGTAATTTCTAAAATAGAACCTACTGCTTCACTAGTTAGACCATCGCCGTAAGTGCCGCCTGATCTTGGTAATACTTTATTAATTCCTTCACCTGCTTCTTTGCCCATCTTTCCAGCAGTCTGTAACATTCCTTTAGGTCTGTCAGTAGTTCTGCCTTTTTCCATTTCGCTTTCCATGTACTGTGGCAGACTTTGTCCAGCTTTAGTTGCGCTTGCAGGCAGTGCTTCAGATTTTGAACCTAATAGTCTATCAGCAAATCTACCCAGTGCGGGACTAACATCTCGATTTAACGGTAACACCAACTTGTTCATTATTGCACTTTCGGCATCTCCTACTCGCGCTCCTAGATTAACAACCGCTTTAGTTGCGCCACTAACTGCTTTGCCGTCTGCGTCTTTGCCTTCTTGAGATTTTTTAATTTCTTCATTTTGTATTCTTTGAGCTTCTCTTCGACCTTCGTCAGTATCCAAATTGAGTTTGTTAGCGGCAGCAATTGCTTCTAGTCCCCTAACTTGTTGAATTTGTGCACCAGCTGCGTCGTTTAATGCTTTTGTTGCGGCGCCGCCTGCATCACCCAGTGTCATTTGTTGCAATTTAGCAGTATTGTTCATGTCAGCGGCTGCTGCTCTTCGGCCTTCGGCCGCTGCAGCATTTGCCTGCATTTCTCTTTGATCTGCAGATAGCTTTGCATCTGCAGATACTTGTGCTTGTTTCCTTGTAGCTGCTGCTTGTTCTTGATTGAGCGAAGCCTGTATAGCAGCTTCTTTACTCATGATCTGTCCTGTGGCAAATATTTCTTTAAACATCTGCCCTTGTCCACGAAGTTGTGCGTCTGCGTACTGTTTCCTAGCGTTATCTTCAAGCTTCTTAGCATCTTCAGCACTCATGCCCTGCGTTTTCAAACGAATTGCAGCTTCAAATTGCATGTCAGCCTGAGCTTTCTTCATGTTAGCCATTTGTTCTTCACGGCTCTTACCCGTGAGTTTGGCCATTTCGTCCATTTCAGTTGCTAGTTTAGTGGCACTTTCAATTGTAGCTTTTTCTCTAGCTTGTGCATCTTTAAATGATCCACGCTGTATACTACCTTGCATCAATAATATTTCATTGAGCTCTTTGTTAGTGTAGCCCATTTGACGTAATTGATCAGTTTGCGTACCGTACTCGTCAAACATCCTTTTGCTCATCTTAGCAAAATCTTCAGCACCTCGAGTAACTGTGCCGCCAAATCCTAACATGTTTTCGGCATTCTTACCTATAATGCCAGCAAACTCTTGCAGAGGCATTCTCGCACCAAAGGCTGCAGCAGTCATTCCTACAACATCATTACTGAATCCTGCACCAACTTTGCTGAGTTCTCTCCAGGTATCTAAACCTTTTTCAATGCCCGGGGCAACTTTATTATAGGCCTCTTTAACTGCATCAGCAGCTTTGCCTGCGCCGCCTAACGCAGTATTGAATATGTTAAATTCACCAGCTCCGGGTAATTTTACAGATGGTCCTGTAGGAGAAGAACCCCCTTTGGCAGAATTTTTGTTTAATCGTTTCAGCTCTTCTAGAATTTCGTCTTCGCGTGCCATTATATTTCCTGGTGAAATGTGCGTATATAAATACGGATAATATATTTATCGGATCAAAATATGAACCCAGCAAACCCTTTACAAAAGTTTTTTAGACAACCAAAAAT